CCACGTCAACAGTCAGTACTAGAAGCTGAATTTGGTGCATGTGATGAAGTTCGTCTTGTTAAAACATCTGAAGCATATAAAGATACTTCAGTAGCTCCTGCTATTTATTACAACTTCTTGTTCGCAGCTAATGCTTATGGTCGTATCACTATCGATGATCAATCGATGGAAATGATTATCAAGCCATTAGGAGCTGGACAGGATCCATTGAACCAACGCCAAACTATGGGTTGGAAGGGTCGTCTTGGATCAGTAATCCTAGATGATAGCTGGTGCGTCGCTTTAAGAAGCACTAAAGGTTAATAAATAAGGAGGTTTTACTATGACTGCACCTATCGGCACAGCCGCAAATAGATTCACTGGCATTCGAGAGTTTAGCCAAGTGACAAATACATATGGTGGATACCTACAATCAGGAGGTGTCGCCTACAATATTACTCTTCCTTTCTTTCCAGATAAGTTTGAGTGGTTTAACTATACTAAATTTGCAACAGATACAAATAACGTCCAAGGTGTTTGGTTTAGAGATTTCCCAGCTGGAGATTCCTTAATCATAACAAGAGGTACTACCACTTTAACTTCTACATTAGAAGTTACAAATGGTGTTACGAATGCTTCTACTGCTGCTGGTTTCACAAGTGAACATGTCACAATCACAGGAATTACTACAGCAACACCTGCTGTTGTTACAGCTTCAGCGCATGGTCTTGCGAATGGTGATCGTGTGATAATTACTAAAGTGATTGGAACAATGGCTCCTGAAGTTAATAACCAAACTTTTGTTGTCGCTGTTCTGAGTTCAAGTACATTCGCTTTGTATGATGTTCATGGTGTTCCAATAACAACTGTAGGTGCTTACACATCTAGCGGTCAGATCACTAAGATAGGTCCTAAATTGGGGATTATTAATAGCCCCCAAACAGTGATCTTGACATTAGGTAGTGCAATTATGGGAGCTGATAATGACAAAATTTATTTTGTAGCAACACAGTTCAATAATTACATTAATTTAGGAGATATCGCATAAGCGATGTTGCTTCACGAATATAGGATGGGGATAAATTTTCCCCATCCTTCTTAAATAATGAGGAAATAATGAGTAAAAAATTAGACACAAAACTAGAAGAAATAGCAGTCGAAAAACCATTTGATTTCGATACATTTGAATTAAAAACAATTGATGATTTCAAGACATGGAATTTACATGCAAGAAAAGCTTTTAGAGAAGCTAAAAAAACCAATCCAAGATGTGACCCACCAATTCCAGTAAGAGTTCCGGATGAGAGTTTTCATAAAAAAGTTAAGGTTAAATTCCAAAGATTTGATCAGCCGGAAAACGTTCTCAAAGTGTGTGTCCACAATAAAGATATTAGCTGGAAAGGGCAATTAAAACCAGGTGGCACTTATGATTTACCTCTTCCAGTAGTTAAATTCCTTAACCGTTTAGCTGTTCCTGTTTTTGCTGAAGTAAAAGTAGAGAATGGTGGTGAGGTTAAAACTGAAACTAAACAAGTGGGTGAGAGAAGCCGTTTTTCATGTCAAGTACTTGACTTAGAATAGGAGTTTTATGGCTAAGACCGCTGCAGATCTTATTTTGATTTTAAGAAATATTACTGGGAGAGTGGATGCTTCTGATCCACAATTTACTGATGAAATAATGCTTCAATTTTTGCAGGATTTTATTCAGCTTCAATCTACTCAAGATATTCGAATATTCAAAAATAAAACATGGTATGAATTTACCTATGGTCCAGCAGACTTAAATCCATTTCCTGTAAATCTTCAGAATATTGTTTTGATTGATGGTCAGATTGGAGCTTCTACTATTGAGCCGCCAGCATATGCAGACGGCTTTCCTGTTTTTTGGTATCAAAGTCCACAGGAATTTTATCAAATCTGGCCAGAGACTCAGACATATACTCCACAACGTCCAACATATGTTCTTTATTATAATAATGAACTGACTTTTAGGGGTCCTCCAGATAAAGATTATCTAATCAAGATAGCTGCTTATCAGGTTGAAATTCAAATCACAAATGGTGTCTTAGATCAAGATTATCTCTATAGATATATTTGTTATGGAGCAGCTCTAGATATCTTTTCTGATTATGGAGAGATGGATAAATGGAGAGATATCTTTCCTGCTTATCAACGTTATAGGGCTTTAGTATATGCAAGAACTTATTCTCAATATCAAAATCAACGTCCTTCACCGGAGTTTTAACGATGACTTATAATCCAAATAGACCAAATGCAGCAGAATCTCCAGGAGTATTTCCTGCTCAGGCTAATACTAACTTTACTCGTCTCAAAACAATTATCAATGCTGATCATGTATTTAATGATACAACGGGAGCAGATGATGGTGCACATAGACAGATGACATTAGTAGCACGAGCCACTCCTGTAGGATTGCCTACTGGAACAAATGCTATTGCTTATACTAAAATTGATGGAAGTGGAAGGGCCCAATTAAGATTTTATAATGGGGTAACAGATGAAGCAATAACTCCTCCATATATTGTCGCTATGGTCAACTTTAATGGAAGTGGCGTAGTTGGAAATCAAACGATCAGAAGTCAAGTTAACGTGTCTACAGTCAGTAAAACTGCAACAGGAACTTATACAATAACTTTCACAACTCCACTTGTAGATGATAATTATATCGTTCAGCTTACAGGTATGCGTGGAACGGCTGCAGATGTTTCCAATGGATGTATTCTTGGAAGTCCAACTTATTCTTCTTCTGTCACAGCAGCTTCATTAAAAGTTCAATTTGTTGGTGGAGATGGTACTCCTAGAGATGTAATTATGGGTAATGTGCTTATAACGAGTGTAACATAATGTCATATACACCTTATCTCATAGCAAACTATTCCACAGGTTTAGATAAGAGATTGCAACCTTGGCTTGCTCCGGATGATGCTCAATTAGAGCTTTATGATGGATATGTCTATCGTGGAACGATGTCTAAGAGAGAAGGTTATAATTATTTTGCAACAGGTGAAAGAGGAGGTTCTTCTTATCGAGAATCACGCATTATTCACACATTGACAGCAATTCCAATGGTTGGGGTGATTAATAGCATCAATACCACATATACACTAGCAGCTACAGGGCAAATAGCAAGAGGAAGTTTTACTGTAACAGGAACAGTCCCTGCTCAATCGGTAACTGATAATGGTTTAGGAGGATTCAATGGCAATGGGACTGGAACAATTAACTACACTACCGGCGCTGTCTCTATTACTTTCAATACTGCTCCTACAGCAGGCACGGTAACTGCTTCATATAGTATAATGCCTGGTAATCCGGTAATGATGGTAGCTAACTTCATCACCTCAACTAATATTAAACAATTGATAGTTGCTGATACGAAATATGTGAATCGTTACAACTCTACTTTAAATATCCTAGAAGATATCTCTCCAGCTTCTGCTTATACTGGAGATAAATTTGATTTTTTCACATGGGTAAATTATGCTAGCGCAACAAATACTCCAAGACTTCTTTTTAGCAACAATGTTAATCCCATTCAACAATATGATGGCACAACAATAACTGCTTATGTCTTTACATTAACTGGTGTCGCGACATTAACATGTGCAACAATGGTACAAATGAAGGATAGATTGATTCTTCTTCGTACAACTGAAGACGGCACCATTTTTCCACAAAGAATAAGAATATCTGGGACAGGCGCTAATAGTGATAATTTTGACACAGCTGCCACAGGTGCGGGTTTCATTGATATCCCTGACGGTACATGGATACAAGGAGCATCGTTCAGTAGAGATGATTTAATCATCTTTACAGAGGCTTCTGTTTGGGTTTTGAAATATACCGGAAATGATACCGTTCCATTTGTCTTGAATAAGATTGATGAATCTCGTGGTTGTCAAGCCACTTTTAGTGCTATCACATATCTTAATAGAACATCAGCTGCTTCTCCTCGTGGATTGATTATGACAGATGGATATGCAGTGGAAAGACAAGATATTTCTATTCCAGATTTTTCATATAATGAAATCGATGGAGAGAATTTTTCTCTTTGCTTTGCGGGTTCAGTAGATGCAGATAGGGATCATTATCTAATTTATCCTCCACAAGATCAAGATACGTCTAAAAGAATTTTAATCACAAATTATGATGAAGATAATTATTCTATCTATAGACTGCCTTTATCGTGTATGGGAACATATGTAACGGCATTTGATGTTACATGGAATGATCTTTTAATTTATCCGAATTGGGCATCTTTTGCTGCAGCATATGGTAATTGGAATTCATTTGCCTATACAGCAGGAGCACCTTTTAGTATTGGTGGAGGGCATACAGGAGAAATCTGGCGGTTAAATGTCACAGAATCAGAAGATAATCCTGTTAGGATTTATAACATTACTCAGCCGGCCTCAAATCTTCTTGAGATAACAACTGATTGGAATAATTACAGTGTTAATACTGATGATTCAGAAAAAGCAGCTGATACTATATTCTTCACAGCAATTGAAGGAATGGTGGAATTAAATGATAAGCAATATGCTATTGATTCTGTAATCAGCAATAATGTTTTCAGAGTTAAAGTTCCTTCGAATATAACTTTTTCTACTTATACAGGTGCTGGAAGAGCGTCTCGAGTGATTCCTTTTTCTTCACTTCTTAAACAATTCAATCCGTTCATTAATGAAGACAAAAAGGTTCGTTGTGGATGGTTATATATGTATGTCGATAGTAGCGGGACTGATCTTACAAGAAATATTGCTATAAATGGAGCAACTCAAGGAAATCCATGTGTTATAACAACTATCGTTAATCATAATCTAAAAACAGGTAATCAAGTTTCTCTTTTTGGTGTTGGAGGGATGACGGAACTTAATGGAATGGTTGCATTTGTCACTGTTTTGACCCCAACAACTTTTTCTCTTGATGGTATTGATTCTACAGCATTTGGTGTTTATACCTCAGGAGGGTATGTAGCTATAGAAGAAAATGCAAAGATTTTGATTGATATCTTCACGAATGATAGAGATGCAAATGATCTAACTCAACCTAACAATTTGACGCAAAATCCTTATGAAGGAAATTGCACCAACTTGACTTTCGAAGATGGAAATAAAAAGTGGTATAAAGTATTTATTAATCAAACAGGTAAATTCATCCAATTTAGACTAAGAAATATCCAGGCCGGATCTAAAATCAATATCCAAGCAATGATGCCGGGCTTTTCTCCAGTTGGGAGAATTATCTAATGCCTACATTAATCACTAATTTCAATTGGGGAACATCCCTAAGAA